GTATTGGAACCAGATGGAATCCTAATATTCAAGTGGAATGAGGAACAGATAAAACTAAATGATGTGCTGAAAGAGTTTGGAAAGAAGCCGTTGCTTGGTGATCAGAGAGGAAAAACGAGATGGATAGTATTCATGAAATAAATGAAAAGGGGAAGAAAAATGAGTTGGGCAGATAAGCAGCTAAAGAAACATAAGCTCCGAAAGCAGGTAAAAGAGATCATGGATAGTCCGGAGTTTCAAAAGGAACGCCAGAAGGAATTGGATAAACACACAGCAGAGGCAATGAACTGCTTCCTGTTGATCAGTGTAGATTACCTGTACCGGAACTATCATTGCAAGAGAAAGGGAGTTTTGAAATATCTGGAATTTGTTTTACACCAGATGCATTTTGCGCAGAAGGACGAAGAATATTTTCAGCTGATGAATGAGGAGCTGGAGAAAGAAGTCGGTGTGAATGTGCTGGGGACGTTAAAAGGAGAGTAAGAAGATGTTTATAAATCTAACAAAGATGGAGGTTGAAAATACAATCACCGCATTGGAAGATCTCCAGACGTATCTGGAAGAAAACGGGATGGAAGACTGTACCAGATGCAACTTGGAGATCGTGAAAAGTGTAAGAGGACGACTCATGAAGGAACTCTTAATACAGGTGATGTGAGGTGCAAAATGATACGGATTATCAGTAAGATTAAATACCAGGGGAAATGTGATGCATGTGGAATCGGAATTACTTGCGAGAAAGAAGATGTTACAAACATCCAGGTTGGAATGAATGAGCTTGGGAACTTTGTAGAATGCCCGATTTGTGGAGAGAAGATTAGGGTTACAGAATATACGGAGCAAATACAGAAAAGGAGCATAAAATGAAAGAGGTGCAAGAGATGGATAATGAAAAAACATTAGAATCAGTACCGAGTGCTACACAAGAAAAAATAAAAGTCGAGAGTATCAATGTAATAGTTGAAGAGATTGGCGGTAAACCTTATTACGAACTTAGATATAGAGTAGTTGGTGATGATTTTTGCCACATCGGTTACGGTTCTTATTGTTTGGATTATGTTCTTGATTGGAAAAAACAATATTTTGAAGTGGTTCCACACGAAACTAAACAGCGGAAGGAAATGAAATGGATTCCAACAATAGAACGTCTTCCGGATCAGCGGGAGTTCATAGAATCATATGTCAGAAGTGCGTATGCAGCGGAGTTTCTGGTTACGATCGAGGGAGCTGATAAGGCAACAACGCTGTATTATTCTCAGACAGGTGTCTGGTTCGATGAACAGGGAGAACCGTATAAGGTTGTGGCGTGGATGCCACTTCCGGAAAGGTATAAGGGATAAATGGAAGAGGATAAATACACAATGTATGCGGTAAAAAAGATTTGTATATGGATGATAACAGCTACAACCATTCTGATAGCAATGAAATGGACGGGATCAGCGTGGTGCTTATGGGCGTTTCTTATCCCGGCATTATTGGAATGACAAGGATAGAAGGTGATAATTTGCAGGAGAAACGAAGCAGAAAAGAGCAACGGATGGACAGGCAGCAGCATTATGAGGAACTGGAAAGCCGGCATGATGCAAAGGCGTTGGAGAGATTCCGAAGACCAGCTTACCAGAGTGTGAGTGTTGCGGAATATCTGGCACGGAAGTATGACATTACAGCGGAGGTGGATACCGGTGGACAAGGGCATTTTGATTGAGTACGCAGATATGAAAGAAGAGATAAAGGATCTGCGCCGGAGAATTGAGAAAATCCAGAAAGAATTGGATAAACTGCATGAACAAATTGTCGTGGATTCGGTATCATGCGGTAAGAAGGGGAAAAAGCCACTTGGCACGGTAAAGATCACTGGCAGACCGGTTGGCGTGATTTCCAGAAAAGAGCAGCTGCTGAACAAGCGGAACAGAAGGCTTGAGGAACTGGAAGAAGAACTTCTGGAAATGACAATCCAGGTGGAGGAATACATAGAATCCATCGAGAAGAGCGAACTGCGGATTATCTTCCGTTTGTATTTTCTGGATGATTTGTCGTATCCAAAGGTTGCAGATCAGATGAACAAAATGTTCCCGAAGCGCCGGATCCGGTATACGGACGAGAATATCAAGAAAAAAATTCAAAGATATTTTGAAAATGTCCCCCAATGTCCCGATAAAAAGTAGTAATATGATAACATCGAAAAAACAGAGATGGTTTTCGATACGATCTTTTTCATAAAGGATTCCCCTCAGTGTTGGAATAGGCGATCTGGTGACAGGTCGTCTTTTTCGTTGCAAAATATTAGCTTGGATGGTATTATAAAAAATATGTTTTCGTTCCAATGAAAGGAGATAATATGGAAGAAGTTTTTAAATATATACTTTCAAATGCTATCTGGATTCCTGTGTGGCGTATCGTTTGCGCGATAATTGCAGCTTTATCGCTATTTTCGTGTCAAAAGTTACTTAAACGAACAGAAAATATTTCAGAAAATCCGAAAGAGATTAAGAAAAAAATAAATCAATGCGAGGGATTTTGCAATGTCTTTTTAGGAATCTATATTCCTTTGATTTTTTTCTTATTTTCATGCGCAGTATCTGACAATAATATATATGTCCGTGCTTTTGTATATTTAGTTAGAGTTGCTGGATTAATAGGAATTACGGGAATATTGATTTGTTTACAGATTAGATTATATCGTTATAAGTCGGCTTTAATAGAGAAAGAAAAATGAAATGCACCCTTCGGGGTGCTTTTCTAATGCATAAAAAAACCAGAATTGAAGGTGGTGAAGTGGCAGGATATGAAAACATAAGAGGTGCAAACAGTAAAAGAACCCCGGAAGAGCGCCGGGAATTGGCAAAAAAAGCGGGTCAGGCAAGTGGCAAGGCAAGACGCAGGAAGGCAGACTTCCGGAAGACCTTAAACCTGCTGCTTACTGCCGAAATAGATAATGAAGAATGGAAGCCGGTTTTAGAGTCACTTGGTGTTGAGTGTACGCTGGAATCGGCTTTGCTTATGGCGCAGATCAAGGAAGCAATGGCAGGAAATACAAAGGCTGCGTATTTTGTGGCACAGTATGCCGGACAGAATGCACAGACTGCTGCAGACGATGCAGAGCAGAAACGCCGAACAGAGCGAATGGCAGCGGATACTGAGAAAATCCGCAGAAGCTCAGGTCATAGCGAACATGAGGATGAAGGAGTAGAGATTATCAATGACGCACCAGAAGAAACAGGTCCGGATATCGGAGATCATAATTCCGAAGTATCTGCAGATATTTAACAACCGGAGTATCAAGCACATTATTCTGACTTCTGGGAGAGCAGGAACAAAGTCCAGTTATGCTTCCATTCGGTCAGATTACCAGCTTGTATCGGATGCCAATGGTTCTGTTGTAGTGCTGCGTAAGCACCATAACAAGCTCAGGAAGACGGTATACAAGGAAATGCTGCGGGGGATCAGCCGTTTGCAGATACCGAAAAACAAGTTCCGGATTACGAAATCCCCGATGGAGATCATTTACAAGAAGTACGGGACAACAATGTACTTTGCCGGATCAGACGGTATTGACGATACAAAGGGTATCATTGACGAGGATAAACCGATCAAGCTGGTTGTCCTGGATGAACTGACAGAGTTTTTTGATGATGGCGAGGGCGAAGATGAGCTGACCAACATTGAAGCAACGTTCGTCCGTGGAAATAAGGGTGGATTCCAGATGATCTATCTGTACAACCCACCAAAGAACCCGAACGCTCCGATCAACCTGTGGTGCAAGAAAATGGAAAAGCGTGAAGACTGCATCCATATTCACACGGATTACCGGGATGTGCCAGTGGACTGGTTAGGTCCTGACCTGATTGCATCCGCTGAGATGATGAAGAAAGCAGATCCGAAGATGTACCGGTGGGTATGGCTCGGTGAAGCGATTGGCGTGGATGAACTGATCTATTATATGTTTTCCGATCGGCACAGACAGAAGCCGGATCCGGACAGGAGATATGACCGGATTTACATTGGTGGCGACTATGGTCAGCAGAATGCGACAACCTTTGAAGCGTTTGGTCTGGACACTTACCGGAAGAAATTTCCGGGGCTTGGAGAATATTATCACAGTGGACGGGAATCTGGAAGACAGAAGAGCCCGTCTGAATATGCAAGAGATCTGGTTGAGTTCATGGATGAACTGCATGAACAGTATGAAAACCGGATCTTTTATATTTTTCTGGATCCATCTGCAAAAGGTCTGGCGGAAGAGGTGAAAAGAGCCACCAGAACCGGACTGGATTATCAGGTGCTTCTGCGAGATGCGGAAAACGATGTGGCTCTTGGAATCAGCCGGGTACAGAAAGCACTGGTATTTGATATCATGTCGATTTCTCCGAAGCAGGAATATGCAGTGCAGGAGTTTGGAACCTACGAGTATGATAAGAAATCCATCGAAAAGGGGAAGGAAGTGCCGGTAAAGGAAGCGGATCACTGCATGGATGCCATACGCTATGTGGTTATGGGCGCATGGAGTAAGATCAAACATTGGCTACCTAAAGATGAAACGCCAGAAGAAATAGACATATGCGATATCAGCAGCAGGGAGGTGAGAGAAGAGGATGAATATCTTTAATTATTTTAGGAAAAAGGGGATTGATACGGTGGATGCTTCGTTCTACCGGAAGATCGATGAGTGGATCAGCTGGTATAATTCCAATGTCCGGCAGTTTACGTTCTACAAGGTGTATACCGGACGCGGGACAAGTAAACGATGTCGCAGGAAAAGCATGGGAATGGCAAAGAAGCTGTCGGAAGACATTGCTGATCTGCTGCTGAATGAGAGAGTTATGATCACACTGGAAGACGAAACGACACAGGAATTTGTGCGGAAGGTTCTGGATAACAATCATTTTCTGGTTATGGGAAATGATTACCAGGAACGGAAAGCGTATTCCGGGACCGTGGCATATATCCCTTATCTGTACAATGCGGTTGTACAGGAAGATGGAACGATATCTGCAGGTGAGATTGGAATCAACTATGTGGATGCCAAGAACATCTATCCGGTCAGTTGGAATAACGGGAACGTCACAGAATGCGTTTTTACGTTTGTCCATACTGTTCGCCAGAAGAAATACGTGCAGATTCAGTTCCATCGGATTGAGCCAGATGGGGTGTATGTGATCGAAAATAATGTCCTGGAATGCACGAAAGGAAGTGCGGAAGGACGTGAGCTGACAGAACAGGAATGGAAACAGCTTAAGCCATTTGCAAATCTGGCAGCCAGAACAGAGACAGGATCTACAGAACCACAGTTTGTCATTGACAGGCTGAATATCACGAACAATGCGGATGAATGCAATCCAATGGGAATTGCGATTTTTGCAAATGCCATCGATACGCTTAAAAAGCTGGACATGGAGTTTGATTCTTACTGCAATGAGTTTGATCTTGGAAGAAAAAGAATCTTTGTCGCTCCGGAAATGCTGACGAACGAAGACGGATCTCCAACCTTTGATCCGGATGACAGTGTGTTCTATTCACTTCCGGAAGATTACGATAAGAGCCAGACCGGTCTGATCAAGGAAGTGGACATGAGCCTCCGAGTAGAACAGCACAGCAAGGCAATCAATGATGATCTGAATTATCTGTCTCTGAAATGCGGATTCGGTACGGAAAGATACCGGTTTGACGGAGCAGGAGCGAAGACAGCAACTGAGATCATTTCGGAGAACTCAGATATGTACCGAATGTTAAAGAAGCATGAGACAATTCTGGAAGATGTCCTGAAGAGGCTGATCAGAATCATTATCCGGCTTGGCATTGTAACCGGTAATACGCTGGATCAGAATACAGACATTGTGATTGATTTTGACGATTCCATTATTGAGGACAAGGGCGC